CCTCACCGAAGGCGCTCGAGCGGTGCTTTGCTCGAGCGCCCCGTTTGCCTGGCGGCTTAGATACCGTCGCCGTAAGCCATCGTGAGCGGGTAGCGCATGAAGCACCCGCCCGCGCGGGCGTGGCACTCGATCGCGTATTCCATGCCCTCGAGTTGCGGGGGGAACGACTCGAAGGGCACCGCGACCGCCCACTGAACGTTCATGGGGTTCGGGTCGTAGGCGACCATGCGGGCCGTCGAGCCCGCGCCCGCCGTGTCGAGGTAGAGCGCGCCGCGCACCTCGATGTCAGGGCGTTGGGTCTTGAAGAACGTGAGCACGGTCAGAGTGCCGTCGCCCGCGCCCATGCGCTTCGAGTTGATCAGACGAAAGCGCGAGTAGGGCAGAAGCAACCGCTTCGGCTTCTCGACTTCGTTGGTCACGGTCGGGATCTGATCGACGATCCCGAACATGTCGCGGAGGATCAGATCGCTCGTCTTGTTCGCCCACAGGGCGCTCGAGCCCGTGCCGTCGGCGGGGACCGTGTAGGTCTGCGCGTTGGCTTGCTTGAAGAGACCGACGAGACCGAACTCAGTGTCGCCGAGAAGCGCGATCGCGTTCAGCTTCTCGTCGATCGCACGCCGCGCCGCCATCGCCTTCATGGCGTCGAGAGGCACGCCCGCGAATTGGGCGTTTCGGATCTCCTGAATCGAGTAGCCGAACGAGGTTCGGACGCTCTTCAGGTTCGAGGTGTATTCCTTCCCGTCGACGTCGACGCGGGGCGAGCCCGTCGCGTAGTTCGCCATGATCTTGGCGACGCCGCGCTTGTCGAACTGACGGTAGGTGTGAGACTCCGCGCCGATGGCGACGGGCTTCACGTCGACGAGTTGTCGAGCTTCGAGGTCGGCGATCTTGACCTCGTACATTTGCGTATCGAGATCTTCGAGTTGCCGGGTGAAAAACGCGGTCTGAACCGCGTCGAGGTGCATGAACATGGTTTCGTTTCCTTTCAGGTGATCAGCGGTTCAGTGAATTACGGCGCGTTCCATTCGACGAGAACGAGCCCGCCAGCGGCCGCCGTGGTACGGAAGCGAGCGTTCGTCGCCGCGACCGCCTTTGCGGTGTCGGCGTCTTTGCGGACCTGGCCGACGGCGGGCGAGGTGCCCGTTCCGCCAGCGGCGTTGTAGCGAACGAAGACGGGATCGGCGGGGCCGACCGCTTGCTCGGTGAACATCCAGATCTCGCCCTGGCTCACGATCGAGCCGACGCCGTTCGCGGGAATGCCGTTGCCCGCGCCCGTTTCGTGCGAGTGCTCATACAGGAGCGCGCCGAGAATGACGTCGGACACGAGAGACGGGAGCTTGATCGCGAGTTCGGTCGTGCCCGCGCCAGTGTCGAACACGACGGCGCGACCGTGCGGGATTTCCGCGCCCGAGTTGTTGCGAGCGGAAATCACCTTCTCGAGTTGACCGTGACCGCCCTCGTAGGCGGTCGCCATTTGCGTCAGGTATGCGGTTTGCGACATGGTTTCGTTTTCCTTTCAGGAAAGAGTGAGGGGTTTACTTCGCCGAAGGCTTGAAGAACTCGGCGTTGTACTTGGCGCGGCGCTCTTCGCTCGACTTCACGAGAGAGTCGGCGTTGACGGTCGCGGCGGGAAGAGTGACCTTGCCGACGGCGGTGTTCGCGGGTTGCGCGATCACATGCTCGAAGCGGCCGATCACGTAGTCGTCGCTCTTGCCGTCGAGCTTCACGGAAGCGTCGAGCTTCACGATCACCGCCTTGCGGATCTCCATGTTCGAGAGCCCGTCGCACTTCACGCCATGCGCGGTCGCGGTGCCTTCGAGGGCGACGCGCTCGCTCACGGCCGAAGCGATCGCCTTCGGATCGCTGGCGGCGGTGAGCTTCTCGGTGAGGGTCTTCTTTTCGGACTCGAGCGCGTCGGCGCGTGCGGTCGCCTTGTCGAGATCGCTCTTCACCTTCACGCCCTCGCTCTTGAGCGCGTCGATCATGTCGGCGTTGATCTTCCGTTCCTTCGTGAGAGCTTCCGAGACTTGAGGCGCGACCTCGTAGGTCACGCCGTCGATCGTGATCTTCAGCATTTCGTTTGCCTTTCGTTCGGGCGTGCCCGAGGTGTTTTGAGTCGAAGTGACTCGAACAACGGTTGAATCTACCTGAATCGCGTCGCTCGCGTCGAGCATGATCCGCGCTTCGGGTCCCGCGCGGCCGACCTGAACAACCGCAACGTGATTCCCGCGAATGTTCCGCTGAACGAAATCGTAACTCTCGACGTCGCCCGTAACGGGGTCGCGGTAGCTCGAGCCAGGCTCGGCGGGTTCACGATCGCAGAAGTAGCCGCACGAAACCTCACGCTTGCCCGCTTCGACGGCGGCCGCCATGCCCGCATCGTGAACCATGAGTTCGGCCGCGACATAGTTTCGATCTTCACCGTCGCGGTGAACGTTCGCGACCGCACCGACCGAAAGCCGCTTCGCGTTCTCAGCGGTGACCGCGCCGTTCCCCTCTCGCGGGTGATCGTCGGTGAGCGGAACGAGTTCGAAACTCGCGAGCGACTCGGGCGCGAACACCTCTTCAGGAAGCCGAAGCTCTTTCACGGTCTTGCCGTCGGCTTGCAAGTAGGTGAAAACGCCGACCCGTGTCAGGCGGGCGGGAGCGCGGATCATTCCGTTGTCGAGCTTTTGAGCCCGCGAAAAAGACGCACGATCGAGACGTCGAACCCGTTCCATGCCCACAGGATCGAGCGTTTCGAATGCCCGCGCAAGTGTGCGAAACCTAACGGTAAACCTAGAAATCGACCGAAAGGCTTTCGATTCTCTTGACACTTAGGGGTGAAGTGATTTATCTATTCGTCATGAACAAAAACACTTCGTCGCTCGCCGAAACGATTCTCGCGGAAATGAAAGCCGACTTCGACAAGCGCCAGGCGTCGCGGGCCGCGTTCTCGAACGCAAAGCCTGAAGTCGAGATCGACGGCCGCCGCTACTCGGTTGTTGAAGCGTTCAGCACGGGACCGGGCGCGGACCCCTACGCGTTCACGGTTCGCGTCGGTGATTTCGTCGCCTACGTGAGCACGCACACGAAGCGCTTCGAAACCGCGCCCGAGTTCACCTCGTCGATCTCGCACTCGCGCCCCTTCGAGAAGATCGAGATCCTCGAGTCCGTGCGCCAGGCATGCGCCGCCGCCCGTGAGGTGTGGGCGTGAGCGCGTTCGAATTCACCTATCGGAACTCGCTCGAACTCGTCGACGACGAGACGAAGCGGCATGTGTTCACCTTCCGAGCCGTTCACCGCTCGATTGAAAAGATCGTCGCGGGCGGGTTCAAGCCCGAGCCGCCCGAACTTCAGGCGCTCGTGAGCGCCGCCGAAAACGTTCGCCGCTCGGTGAATCGGGAGGTCGCCAGGCTCGAGCGCGTTCTCGATCTCTCGCCGAACGTGATCTCGTTCTCGCTCTTGAACCTCTTTCTCGGTGCGGAAGTGTGCCGCGCCCTCTCGATCAAGAAACCTGTTTGACTGTAGATCGAAACTCTGAAAGGTTCAGAGAATGGGGCGTGATAATGTGGATTCTTCCGAGTTCAATTCGATCAGTCTATTCAGCGGCGGCGGCGGTCTCGACATGGGGCTCGAACTCGCTGGCGTCGCTCGCCGAGTCGTCGCTTTCGTCGAGAGGGAAGCCTATGCCGTCGAGCTATTGGCTTCGCGCATGGAAACGGGACACTTGGATCCAGCGCCTATTTTCACGGATGTTACTTCCTTCGATGGACGCCCCTTTCGCGGTTTGGTGGGCGTCGTCGCTGGCGGGTTCCCGTGCCAAGACATTTCAAACGCAGGGAAGCGAGCGGGAATCGGGGGGGCTCGATCCGGGCTTTGGAAGGAATACGTTCGAATTCTCGACGAAGTTCGCCCTGGATTGGTCGCGATTGAAAACGTCGCCGCGCTCCGAACACGCGGACTTGAAGTCGTCTTGTCCGATCTTGCCTCGCTCGGGTTCAATGCGGAATGGGCACTTTCCGAGCGGCCGACGTTGGAGCCAGTCACTCCCGAGATCGTCTCTTCATACTGGCCTACCGCGACGGTAGGAGACTCGAAAGCGTCGGGGTCGGAAGCGTATTCAACCGAGAGCGGTCGACACGCGGGCGTGACGCTTACAGATCGCGCGGTGCGTCTCTGGCCGACGGCGGCGGCGAGAGATTGGAAAGACACGGGGTCACCCGCCGAGTTCGAGCGCAAGAGCCCGTGTTTGACTCCAACGGCGTTGACCTTACGTTCCCGCCTGGACCCGACGAGTTCGAAAAATGGCGCGTCGTCTCTGAGAAACGACCGGACCTTGAACCCTCGATTCGTCGAATGGCTCATGGGTTGGCCTATCGGGTGGACCGACTTCGACTCACGGGTAACGGAGTGGTCCCCGCTCAAGCCGCCGAAGCTCTAGTTCAACTTGCGATGCGTGCAAATACGTAGAACGTTGCCTTGCTCTCGAAGCCGAAGACCGCCGCAACCCTCGCCCGGGCGGTGCATGAGCCCCGCGACAGTGAAGCGGGCTCTTCGTGAAATGCCCGACGTCGAGATCTCGAGCACGCGCACGCGGGCGCACAAGTCGGGCCGCCGCCCGAACGTCTACGCGCTGATTCACTGATCGTCGAGCAATGCCGAAAGGTCGGGCTCGGCGTAGCAACGGCACAAGACGGGCTCGCCCGGGGTCTCACCGTCGGGCGGGTCGTTCCATGTGAACGATTCGCCGTCCCGCGTTTCGTGCTCTTCTCGAACGCGGTTGTCTCGCATCGTGCGCCAGGTGAAGCGGTTGATCCCGAGATCCTCTTGACGAACGCGGTTCAGGTCGCCGAAGAACTTTCCCGCCTGATCTCGAGCGATCAGTTCGGCTCGCGATTGCGCGACCGAATAGCGCTCTTCGATGATCCCGGTCAGTTCTTCCCAACGGGCACCGTCGGCGAGTTCCCGCTTCAAGTTGGTCTCTAGATCGTCGAAGAACCTCGTCGGGATCGACTTGATCAAGGCGACGTTCTCGCTCGTGAACTCGTCGACGGCCGACTCGAGCCAGGTCTCGGAACCCACAACGTCAACGCCTACCGCTTCGCGTAGCGTGCGGTTCAGTTGCGCGCCCTGAAAGCGCTCGATCTCTTCGGCGACCGGGCGAACGAGCGAGCCCATTCGGCGACGCGACCATTTCGAAAGAAACTCGTTTTGAATCTCGTCGAGCGAGTTCCCGATCTCGTCGGCGTCGGTGCGAACTGAGATCCGCGACGATTGCTCGATCATGCGCTCGAGCTTCGGAACGAGCTTCGCGCGAACGAGCGCCATCGCATCGGCGAGAAGCCGACCCTTCAAGGCTCTCGAGTAGCGTCGAGCTTGCGCGTCGGGCGCGCCCATTCGAGGGAGCCGAACACCGCGCACCCGCGCCGCGTGCAACTGAACCAACGCCTTGAAAGCGCCTTGTGTGATCAAGTCCATTTCCCTCGTTTCGGAACGAAGCCGATCGACTTCCTAGCTCGACTCGACGGGAAACCCAAGGGCGGCCCGAGATACACTTCGCGCTCGTTTGTGCGGTCGGCGATCACGAGCAAGCCAAACGAGATCGGAATTCGAAGCCCGTTCACCGAGATCGTTTGAGCCCCGCCAGCGATCGACGAGACCGACGGCGCACCGAACGAGATCGGGATCGAGATCCCGTTCGGGGTCACAAACCACGCCGCCGACACCGAAGGCGAGCCGAACGAGACCGGGATCGAGACCCCGTTCGGTGCGATGTTCACCGAGCCCGGTTGCACCGACGGCGCGCCGAAGGTGATCGGGATCGCGACGCCATTCACCGAGACCGTTCTCGAGGCGGTGACCGTCGGCGATCCGAGCGCCAGGGGAACGGCGAGCCCGTTCGGTGCGATGTTCACCGAGCCCGGTTGCACCGACGGCGCGCCGAAGGTAATCGGGATCGCGACACCGTTCGGCGAGATCGTGAGCGCGCCAGGCGCGGGCGCGGTGATCGTCGCCGCACCGAACGAGAGCGGGATCGAGACCCCGTTCGGCGAAACGGTCGCGGTCGCGGTGAGCGTAGGAGCGCCCAACGCGAGCGGGAGCGCGACGCCATTCGGCGAGACGGTCGCGGTCGCGGTGAGGGTCGGTGCGCCGAGGGTCACCGCCAGGGCGAGCCCGTTCGGCGACACGTTCACCGAGCCCGGTTGCACCGACGGCGCGCCGAGCGTGAGAGGTACGGCGATCCCGTTCGGTTGAATGAGCGTGGGTTGTGTGACAGTCGGCGAGCCGAACGAAACCGGGATCGCAATGCCGTTCGGCGAGACGGTCACCGAGCCCGGTTGCACCGACGGCGCGCCGAGCGTGAGAGGTACGGCGAGCCCGTTCGGCGAAACGGTCGCGTTCGCGGTGAGCGTCGGTGCGCCGAGCGAGATCGGGATCGCGAGCCCGCTCGGTGCAACGGTCGCGGTTGCCTGAACCGTAGGCGAGCCGAACGAGACCGGGATCGCGAGTCCGTTCGGCGAGACGGTTTGGTTTCCGACGACTACGACACCGAAGACACCCGAGCGAAATACGTCTTCGCCCGCTTGCGTTGCCCCGCCGTTGACGAACGGCGAGAGCAAGCCGACGCCCGTTCGAGCCTTGCCGATTCGGCCCGTGCGACCCGCTCGCCCGGGGAATGGGTATCTGAACGGGTTCGCCATAGGGCTAGCTTACCCTTCGGCGGTCTTGATTGAACCCGTGACAACGCCCGTGTTCGTCGCGGTGCAAAGCACCATGAACCCCAGGCACGCGCCCGCGACGATTTGCGGAAGCCCCGTGTCGCCGAAGTCGAGCGTCGCGCCGATGTTCGCGACCATGTTCGGAACGTGCGCGAGACGACGAACGAGAGTGATTCCAAAGTTGCCAGCGGTGAGCGTGCTCGCCGAGAGGGTCACGCTTTGCACCGAGCGAACGCCCTTGTCGCCCGCTTGAAGCGTGACCGGGATCAACTGACCCGCGACCGTGGTCGCGACGACGGCCGCCGAGCCCGTTCGGCCAGCGGTGCCCGCCTCGTTCGTGTAAGAGATCGTCGCGGTGACCGCCGTCGCGCCCGTCGGCGAGTAGAACTCGAGGAAGCATTCGACGTCTTCACCCGTCGTGTACCGCGTGAGCGCCGCCGAGTTCACGGTTTGCGCCGTCGTGACAGTGCCCGAGAGCGTCGCCGTGTGAACAAGGCGATCGTAGAGAATGAAATTCCCTTGTGTCGCGCCCGCGAGTTCGAGCGCCGCCAGGTAAGCAAGGTTTGCCCCGCCTGGATCGGTGAATGAGTGCGCGCCGACCGTGGCGTTCGTGCATGCGGCACCCGCCGCCGTACCCGCCGCCGCGCCCGCGCCAGGCAAGCCCGCTACAGTCCAAAGCGAGTGATACGAGCCCGCGCCCTTCGACGTAGCCGAAGCCTTGTAGAAGGGGCGAACTTGCTTCGCGGCCGCGACGAGAAGATCAACCGTTGTGATCGCCATGGTTCAACCCTCTTGCGGTTGCGGATCGAGTTGATCCGCGAGTTGACGAAGCCGCTTCGCGAGAGCGCGGGCGGCGGCGGGCGTGAGTGAGACCCCGTGCGTGATCGAGGTTTGAACGCGAACAACCGCGCCCGTGATCCCGGTCTCGATCAGTTTCTTCGTGACCTGATCCATGATCAGGGTCTTCGGCTTTGCCATGGCGCGGGCCTTTCAGAACGTCGTGAACGCGTTGATCGTCGCGAGAGCTTCCCATGCTGCGATCTCGCTCTCGTCGAGAGACGGATCGTTCACAGGGCGAACGCGCCATTTCGAGAGGAAATCGCCCGAGCCCGACACCGCTCGAATATTGTCCGAGCGTGCGGCCGCCGCATTCGCGGCCGCTTCGAGGGAGCCGAACTCGGGAGCGATCGGGCCGACCTCTTGAGAGTTCGACTCGACAAAGAGCCAGTAAGGGGCCGCCATGATCAGCCCACCTTCAGGATCTTGTTCGCGCCGTTATCCCACGCGATCACAATGTTGCCGCCGTTGGTCGCGACCGGGAGACCCGACGCCACCGAGTCAATGAACGCGATCAGGGGCGAGGTGCCTGCAACGCCCGTGTCTTTGTAGAGCACGAGCCCGACGACGGTTGATCCCGCCGCAACGGCGGTGAACGTTGCGTCGGCCGCGTCGAACACGCCAGCGGTCACCGAAGGCGACGTGAGCGTTTGCGGCGTGCCAACAACGCCCGCGACGCTCGAGAAGAATTGGTGAGCCGCGCTCGGCGTGTAGGCCGACGTCACCATTGCGACCTTCAACGTGTCGGTGTCGAAGTCGATTGAAGGATTCAGATCGAGAAGAGAATTCAGGAACTCGGTGTAAACGACGTTTGCCATGGTGGAACCCTTTCGTTACTCGGCGACGTTGGCGGAAGCGACCGAAGCGGCGATCGCCGTTGCGTTCGCGGTGATCGTTGCTTGACGCGCGTTGTTCAGAACAACGTCGAGCGCGGTGTGACGCGTCGAGAGCCGACGAAGCGAAGAGATCAGCAACGGGATCTCGTCGACCGCTTGCTGATTCGCGTAGCGCTTCACGAGCCGCACAACGGCGAGCGAGAGCGCGTCGGCGCGTGCGCGATCGAGAGCCTCTTGCGGTGTGTCGGTCACGCCTTGCGGCGGGGCGACGGGGTTCGCGTCGGCGTATGCGAGAACGGCGGTGATCAGTGCGTCGATCTTCGGATTCATTCGTTCATTCCTTCACGCCAGGGGGCGCGGGCTTCGGGGTTGCGGGTTGACCGGGCTTCGGTTGCCCCGGGAGTTTCGGGCCGCCGAACCCGCCGCCGATCACGGGCGCGGGCGGTTCCTTCGGCTGAAAGTTCTCGGGTCCGATGATCGCGGCCGCTTCGTCGTCTGAGAGCCTGAACGCGGTCTTCACGATCGCAAGCGCGCTCTCGCGCGGGATCTCTTCGGCGTGGTACGCGCGAACGATCTCGATCAGGCTCGAGACTTGCGCGCCGTTCATCGCGAGATCCTGAACCTTGACGTCGCCGCCGCCAGCGGGGGCGGGCATACCGGGCGCTCCCTTCGGTGCGGTCTCGCCTGGCTTGACCTCGATCGGGTCGCCGTTCGCGTCGACGCCACGGGTCACGCCCTCGGCTTCGGCAAGCTTGTCGGCTTCGGTGTCGGCCCCGTCGTCGGCTTCGATCGCGGTTTCGACCGAGTAGCGATCGCCAGCGAAGCGAGCGTTTCGAACCTCGTCGGCCGAAAGAACCCCGTTCGTCATGTAGATCGCGTCGGCGTTCGCCATGGTCTGACGCGTCGTCGCTTGCTCTTGCTCGCTCGGTTGCCACAACGGGCGGAACTCGAGCGCCCAATTCTCAGGCTCGACGCCCTTCGTCGGCCCGCTCTTCGAGAGCATGATCAGCCGAATCAGGCGCTCGAGGGGCTTCCGAATGAGCGAGTTTTGTTGACTCGAAATGAAGTCGTAGAAGATCCGAATGTCGCTCGCTCCCGTGGCGTTCAAACCAGCGGGCGACTGACCCATGAGAACGGTCACGGGAATACGCGTCGCGGCCGCCAGGCGGATCGCGAAGCGGTCGATCAGTTCGGCGAGACCCGAGATCGGCGTCGACTTGCGCTCGAAGTCTTCGCCGTCGGCGTCGAGCGCCAGGGCACGAAGAACCGAGCGCGAGAGATCCATGATCTCGAGCCGCTTTTTGATCAGGTCCGAGCGATCGCCCGCGACCGCTTCGGCGAGCCCCTTGATCTTGAACACCGCTTGCGCGAAATCCTGAATCAGCGCGCCCGCGTTCGAATAGCTCGAGTCGAAGTCGGCGATCACCTTCCAAGTGAGATCGAAAATCGAATCACCGAAAGAGTTGTTCGCCGACATTTGAAGTCGCGAAATGTTCGGACCCCTGAACAAGAGCACACGCGACGCATGCACGTTAATCAGGTTCGCGCCGATTCCCGCGCTCATGATCTTCGGATGGATCGAGTAGCTATTCGGGTTGCCGTAGTCTCGATCGCCGAGTTGCCCGACGTAATCTCGAACCGAGACCTCGCTCGGGTCGAACACGGTGAGAAACTGAACGTCTTGAATCGCTTTCTCGTTCAGCGGTTTCGAAAAGTCGGTCGACCCGTCTTGCGCGCCGACGAGAGCGATCGCCCCGCCGAAGGCACGCGTTTTCTTCACGAGATCTTGAATCTTGTTCACCGCGTCGAGATCGTCGAGCTTCGAGCCGATGGCTTCCGCGCTCTCGTGATCGTTGGGAATGCGAAGATCCCACCCGACGCGCGTCATTTCCTCGGCGGGAATGTCGACGATTCGAGCGCCCGTGTCGGTCGCCCTGTAGAGCGAAAGGGCGTCGGCATACGAGAGCGGGGCGGGAACGGGAACGAGAGACGATCGCTTGTCGCGCGCGGTCCCGACGCCCGTCAAAAGGTTTTCCCACCCGTCGGCGCGGGACACGGACGAAAGGCGATCGTTTTGGCTTGACTTCTTTCGAGGTGCCATGAGTTCGAACGTAGCACGTCGAAAGAGAAAAGCGCCACCGAAACGGGCGCGCTCGGTGACCACACGCGACGCCGAAGCGTCTTGCCCTACGCGATTCCTAGCCCCGCACGCGTAGCGCGGGTGTGCCCTCGGGTGCGGGAGCACGCACCCGACCCCGCTAGAGGGGTCCGCTCGGGACGGTACATCGAAGCTCTCGAGAGAAGCAAGGGCAACGCTCGAAGCGTTGGCAACTTGAACGCCCGTCGGCCGTGAGCGCGTTCTATCAGCGCGACGCCAGGGCTTCAAGCCTCGCGAGATTCGAGCGTGTCAGGTAGCGGTTGATCGCATACGCGAGCATATCGATCCCGTCGTCATTGCGCCCGTTCGGAAACGCGGCCGCTTCCTCGATCAACGGTCCGACCCATTCGTCGGCGAGCGGAAGAAACAAATTGCCCGCCTCGATCATCGGCGACGCGGCCGAAATGCGCGCTTCCTTCCCGCCCTCGGGTTCGATCGGGATCACGCCTGGAAACTCTTTCTTCAGGATCTCGATGATCGCCGAGCCGTTCGCCTTGTCTTCGATCGCGATCTCGAACGGTTTCCATTTCGCACGCAACGCGCGGATCGCTTGAAGGGTCTCGGTGAAGCTCATTCGATCCCACACGAGCGCGAGCAAGTAGAGATTCGGACCCTTGCGACCGACGACGCCGCACGCTACGCGGTCGCTCGTTTCGGTTTTCTTGAACGCGGCGTCAGTGACGAGAGCGATCATGTCGAACTTCGCGGGCAAGGGCGCGCACTCGAAGCCGAGTTGAGCGGTCTCGCCCGGGCGCAAGTAACGGCGCGTGAACCACGAACGTTTCAGTAAGCCGCCCTCGGCGGGGCTCGGCTCCTGATCATGTTGCGCCGCGTACCCGTAAGAGCCGAGGTCTTTCTTCGCTTGCGCGAGAACCGCTCGAGAGAACTTCGCGGGAAAGAGCAACTCGCCCGCTTCGGTGCGCGGGTCGACGAACACAGTCGAACCGTCGAGCGCTCGAACGTGTGCGCGCCGTTTCGGGTTGAACTCGCTCGGAAGGTTCAAGTGCTCGAAGCCGCCGCGTTTCAGGATCTCACCTGAGAGATCGGCTTCGTGAAGTCGTTGCATGATCACGACTCGAACCGCGTTCGCCTGATCGTTGAAGCGGCTCGACATGGTTTCGAAAAACCAACGCGTTGCCTTCACGCGCTCGACTTCCGAGTGAGCGTCGTCGGCCGAAATCGCGTCGTCGACGACTAGCGCGTCACCTCGATAACCCGTGCCTGATCCGACGCTCGTTCCCGTGCGCGCCCCGCCGAGCGTGTTCTTATAGAACTTCTTCAGGTTTTGATCGTCGGCGAAATCCCACGCGACCCCGCCGCTCGAGTCCGTGCGGAAATGGCGAACGTACCATTCGGTTTCAACGAGGGTTCGCGTTCTCACCGCGTCACGAGTCACGAGCCCGAGTTCATACGAGCCGAAGATCACCGACCATTCTGGTTTGCGCGCCCATGCCCATGCTGGCCAAAGCACCGAAACGATCAAGCTCTTCGCGTGCCCTGGCGGAATGTTGATCAGCAACTCTCGAACGCGCCCCTCGGTCACCGCCTGAAGACACGAGCACAACGCGTCAAGGTGCCAGTTCCACACGAGCGGGGCGGGGTCGATTCGCGACCATGCTCGTTTCACGAAGAGCGCGAACGAGCGCTTCATTCGTTCAGCGGACAAGCGAGTTAGATCGTTTTGGTCAAGCTCAATAGCGGGCATGCGGTCGATTTACCATGCCGCGCCGCGTCGGTCGATTTTCGATCATGAGCACTTGACACTTAGGGGTGAACTGATTTATCTATTCGTCATGACCAACGCGATCGCGACGACCATTCTCGAGCAACTCGGCGGTAACCGCTTCCTGGCAATGACGGGCGCTCACTCGCTCACCGCCGAAGCCTCGAGCCTGACAATGAAGCTCCCGCGCATTTCTAAGGTGTGGACGGTGAAGATCACTCTCGAGGCTTCGGACACGTACACGGTCACCGCGTACAAGCGCCGCCCCGCGCCGAAATACTTCGAGACCCTCGAGCCCGTCTCGGACGTGTACGCGGAAAACCTGGCGCTCGTGTTCAAGGATCTGACCGGGCTCGATACGAGCCTGTAAGCGCACGAAATCAGGCGGGCTCGAAGAAATCGACCGAGCCCGTCGAATTACGTTTGACAGACCCACCCGAACCGAGTTATCTATTCGTCATGACCAACGCAACCGCCCGCCTCGCTCGCATCACTGAAGACCTGAAGAACAACCGCGCCCGCCTCGAGGCGTTCGCCCGCCAGGAACGCGAGACCCTGAAAGAGCTTCGCGGCTTCGCGGCGTTCAACGGCGGCCCCTCGAAGGATCTCGCCGAAGCGTCGGAAGCGTTCGAGTCCTTTTGCCGCGTGAACGGGCTCAAGTAAGCCGACCGAAAAGACGGGCTCGAGAGAAATCAACCGAGCCCGTCGAATTAAGTTTGACAACCCCACCCGAACCGATTTATAACTAGCTCATGACCAACGCAAACCCGACCGCAACCGCCGCCGTAATCGTCACGAAGAGCCAGGGCACGATCCGTGTTGCCTTCGAGAACCTCGAGCCCGCGTGCAACGTGCGCGGGTGGGAGTTCACGGGCAAGGTGAAGCGCTCGGTTCGGCTCCCGATTCGCCCTGAGATCGACGGCGCGCCGTTCGTTCGCGGTCTGAACGGCCCGATGTTCGAAGCCGAGGGCGTCGTTCGCTACGAAGAGATCTAAGCGACCGAAATTAGGGGCGGGTTTGAGAAATCGCTCGAGCCCGCTCTTTTCTTTTGACAAACCCACCCGAACCGAGTTATCTATTCGTCATGACCACGCACGAACAAATCAAGGCGATGAACCTCGAGACGATCACCGAAACCGAATTCGCGACGCTTCTCGCGTGGGAGCCGAGCGCGGCGCACGCGTCGGCCTGTAACGGTTCATGGTCGCAACGGGAGGGCGCGTGCTCGTGTGGTCTCATGCACGCCCGCGCGATCATCGCCGCGAAGCGCCCCGACCTGATCGGTGAAGAGGTCTAAGCGGGCACGCCTGGCGGCCCTGGCGGGTCTCCCAAGTCGAAAGCGAGCACCGCCAGGGCGCACACCGCGAACACGAGAACGACGCTCACGGGAGCGCCTTCGGCGGGCTCTCGACGAACTCACCGTCGACCGTTTCGCCCGTCTCGAGCGCCTTCAACGTGAGAGCCTCGAGCCGCTCGAGTTCGTCGTCGGTGAGCTTCTCGGGATTGATCCGCACGTTCGGCAACTCGAGCGAGCCCGACAATTCGAGCGAGGTCGTCGAAGGTGCGCGCCCGTTGCGTTGCTCGGCGAGCCATTGCGCCGCGTCGAGCCGCTCTCGAATTGTGGGCGGAACGAGAGGGATCAGGGCCGCGCTCGAAACGTCTTCACCTGGCGCGGGTTTTCGCGCGGGTCCGCTTGCGGTGCCTCTCATGACGTTCGCCGCGAACACGTAACACTCGACGGCGTTGTCACCGAGCATTTGATCGAGCATGTTCCACAAAGGCGAGCGCGAACCATTTCGCCCGCTCGGATTCAATCGCGAACCTTTCTTGAGGTGCCCGGTCACGGGGTCGCGGATCTGCACTTGATCGCGCTTGAATTGCGAAGACATAGAGCTAGGGTGACTCATTCTCGGCGCTTACGCAAGCGCCTGATCAGGTCGAATTAATCCGAGGAAATCATTCCCGAATAATCTCGAAGGGTTGCGCGTGCGAGACCCTGATCAAATGAGCCCGGGCGGCATTTTCCGCGACATTTCTCGCGCCGAAAATACCCGAAAATCGAAAACGACGGTTTCTCAGAAGTTCGCGCGCACTCTCTATTACCCTCTATTACCTTCCTCTCTTTACATATAGAAAGAAGGGGTGATATAGATCTTAGAGTCTGGCGGGAAAGTTGAGAAACCGCCGTTTTCGAATTTCCTCGAATTAGAAAGGCCCAAAATGAACCGAAAAACCCTCGAAATCAGCATTTCCTACGATTCTTTGACCTGGCTCGAGAATTACGCGAAAGCGCGGAAAATCCCGGATCTCGCTCTCGCCGTCGAGAGCCTGATCAATATGCGTCGAGCCGAGGTCGGAACGGGAGAATTCACCGAGCCACACGGTCAGGCTCTTGTGCGCGACGCGCTCGGGAAGTCGCTCACGGTCCCGCTCACCGTCTCTCAGTTGGTCGATCGAACGGGGCTCTCGGTGATCACCGTGCGCCAGTACACGCGCAAGCTCGAGGGGCTCGGACACCTCAAAGGCGGGCACTTCGTCAAGAGGTCGACGAACTACGCCGAAGCGTTCAAGCTCACGAGCCCGGGCCGTCGGGTGTGGCTCGGAACGATTCGAGACCCTGAAGAGCGTACCGCCGCCGAACTCACCGTCGAAGACCTCGAGTCAAAGGGCGAGTGAATGGATCTCGATTTCGAAACGCTCGAGTTGCTCGGTCACGGGTCGCCGTGGGAATGGCTCTCGAACAAGGTCTTCGCCCAACGCGTTGAACGGCTCGAGGTGAAGCGAGTCGCGGAAGCGGCCCGACGCACACCGAAGCGCGTCGACGGCACGCCTTGCCCCGCGTGCGGCTCGGCGTTCGTCAACCGTCGGCGGGGTTGGCTTCGAACGTTTTGCTCGGACGCGTGCCGCGTGAAGTTCCACAACGCCAGGGCACCGAAAGCCGAGCGCCCGCCCGCGTGCCTGGCGTGCCTCGAGCCCCTCGAGCACGTTCCGAAGCGCGCCGACGGTCGCGGGAATCGACCTCGGCGGTTTTGTTCCGAGAAGTGCGCTCGTAAGCATGCGAGAAAACGAGCGAAATAAAAAAGATCGCTTTCGGCGATCGTTGCGCTTGACACTTAGGGGTGAACTGATTTATCTATTCGTCATGACCAACGAACTGAAGACGAAGATCACCGTCGCAATCTTGAACAAGGTCGCCGAGGGGCTCACCGTTCGCCAGGCGATCGACGCGGTTCTCGGGTCGGGCACGGTCGACCGGGTGATCTCGGACGTGTGGGAAACGGCGAACAAGGGAAAGGCGGTCTGAAATGAACGAGATCAAAACCGAGTTCGGGACTTGGCGGGCGGTCTTCACGGGCACGAAGATCACCGCGTACCGCGTGAAGCCGAACGGCAAGCCCGCGATCGTCGTCGCTTCGTTGTTCGAGGTCTTCAAGGCGTTGCGAGGGTTCGACCCGTGAAGCCGCTCGCCCTGGCTCTCGTTCTCGCCGCGTGCGGCGCTCCCGAGGTCGAACTTCCCGAGACGCCGACGATCGAGGTCGGGATCTCACCGCGCGGCGTTGAAATCCTCCCGCCCGGGTGGTACGTGCACGCGTACCCGGGGCTTTGCCTCTTTCTGATTCGAAATAAAGACGGTGAGATCGAAGCGTGCTATATCGATCCCGACCCGACCTGTAAGCCCGTCGATCATCGCGGGTGCCGTGCCTTCAACCGCTGAACCCATAGGAGCCAACGAAATGATCCGTCTCTTCTGTTTTCTTCTCGGTCACCGTCCCGACTACTTCCTTCAAGAGCCCGAGCGCGAGACCCACACCCGAAAGGGCTTCGTTTCTCGCGTCACGCTCTCGAAGCCCGCTCGCTTCCTGATCCTGACCTCGAAGACGGGCGCGGTCGCCGAGTTCGACGTGTGCGAGCGGTGCGGTGAGATCGCCCGCGTGAGCCCGCCCCCGCCGTCGCGTGCGGCGATCGGCTTCACGGTCGCGCTTCTCTCACTGGCGCTCGCCCTGGCGGCGCTCTCGAGGCTCTCATGAGTCACGACAAGGTGATCCGCGCCCTCTCGATCAAGACCGAAGACGGGAACGAGCCCGAGTTCAATTCCTTCATGAAGCGCGTCGCGCACCTCGATCTGATTCTCGAAGACCCGAGGGGTAACCTCGAGGCTCGCCGCGTGACCGGGTACGGGACGAACAACGCCGTCGCGATCAATGACGCGTTCCGAATCGTGTCGCTTCTCGTCTTTCGGGAGATCGCACCGTGAGCTACGTTCTGACGATTCGCACGCGTGACACGGCGGTTCCGAAGCGCTTCGAGCTTTCGCGCTTTCTCGGGTCGACCGGGCGCACGAACCCGACCGAGTTTCAGATCGTCTTCGAGAGCCGCGAAGCCGCGACCGAAGCCTACGAGACCGCGAAGCGGAAGCGGAAGCCAGGCGACGAAATCGAACTCATGAGCCACGAACTGATCGGATCGGTGTAATGCGCTTCGCGTTCAAGACCTACGCGGCCGAAGAGCGGGCCTTTCCTGAACTGGCGTGTCACCCGGTCTCGAGGGCGTTCGCTCTTCGGTTCGCGCGGCACCTTGAACGCATTTCGCCCGGGCCGTGTGGTGCGCCCGGGCGTCTTTTCCCCGTTGTTTCGAAAGTCGTTCGCGTGTGGTCGATTACACCGAACGGCGCTCGAGTCTCTTACGCCGAGTGCTCGAAGCATTTCGTCGAGCGCGGTAACTTCATGCACGAAGAGCGGCGGGCGGTGATCGCGCTCGACGAGTTCGCTTCCTGGCTCACGCTCGTTCACGAACTCGCGCACGCGTGGGAATGGGCGGAAAACGCGAACGGTCGACACGATCGAGCTTTTCACCGCCGCGTGCGGTTGTTCGCCAGGCTCGCCCAATCGGGCGATTGGCACATTCGCGACGTGATCGCAAACGCAAACGCGGGCGTCGATCTCTAGTTGACACACCCGCTCACTCTAATAAGGGTTTCATCATGACACGTTGCACTTCCGAGGGTTGCACCCGCGAGAGCTACGCGAGCGAGCTTTGCTCGAGGCACTATCAGCAAAAGCGGCGCGGTAAGTTGGGCAAGACGAGGCGGATCACCGCGCCAGGCGAGAGCGGAACGATGAACTTCGCGATCGACCGCGACGCGAAGATCGCTCTTCGGCTCACCTCGAAGAACGCGAAGATCAGCGCGAGCGAGTTCGTTCGCCGCGCCGTCGAAGCCGCGATCAAGCCCGCTCTTGACGCGGTGCGCGCGAAGCGTGACTCTCGTCGCTCAACTTCGCAGAAGTAAGAGAGCGCCACGAATGGATCAGCCGATCTGTATTTCGCTCTTCGAGCATGAGCGCGATCGCACGCCACAACCGCACGCGTTCGAATGGGCGCAACTCGCCGCCTTGCTCACGCACCACGATCGCCGCCCCTCGGACCCGTGCCCCGCGTGCAACGGGACCGGGCTCGAGTGCAAGCCCTGCAAAGGGTCGGGCTCGACGGACTCGGGCAAGAGCGGACCCGCGTTCGTTCCCGCCGAGTTCAAGCCAGGCTCGACGCGTCTCGCGGTGAACGTCGACCGCGTGACCGTCGGTGTCTTCGATCTCGACGAACGCGGGCCGAAGCAACCGATCACACCCGAGGATTTCGAACGCGTGCTCGGTGCGATCGATGCGGCGGGCGTCGCGGCCGTCGTTCATTCGAGCTACCGCTACACGCCCGCGCGGCCGAAGTGTCGAATCGCCTTCAAGCTCTCGCGCCCAATTCTCCCGGGCGAGAACGTCGCGTTTCGTGCGGCCGTCGAGAAGCGGTTCGGCTTCTACAACGACCCGAGCACGAAAGATCCCGGGCGTCTCTACTTTCTTCCCGCCGCCCCGCCCGACGCCGAGGTTTTCGCCGCGACGACCGACGGGCTCGACGCGCTGAACGTCGACGAGTTACTCGGGAGCGAGCGGATCGCGTCGGTGACCGCACGCGCCGAGACGATCGCGAACGACAAGCTCGCCGAAGCTCGAGCCGCCGCCCTGGCGAACACCGAGCCCGTCGACCTCGAGCGCTTGCGGAAGTTGCTCGCGAGCGCTGGCGGTCGAAACTCGGACCTCTTGAAGCGTGTTCTTCGCGGTGACTTGCTCGCCGAAGAGGGCGGCCGCGACGACACGTTGAACCGCGCTTGCGCCGCCGCCCGCTTCGCGGTGAACCCGTCGACGCCGACCGATGCACTTCTCGCGATCTTTTCTGAGAGCCTCTCGAAGTTCGAGCGGAAGATTACACCGACGGGCGAACTCGAGGATTGGTTCGAGGAAGCGCGGAAGAAACTCGATCGCGCCCTCGAGCGTCGGATCGCTCACGATGCGGCTCGAGCCGCGACGAATGAAGAGATCTTCGGCCGCCTGAGAGCGGAAGCCGCGAAGAGCGGTCACACGCCCGTCAAGCGGTCGACGTCGCAAGCCGAAGCGCCCGACGCGCCCGGGAGTTCCGAAACGGTCGACACCGCGCCGAGTGCCGTCGTCGGACCCTACGCCGAAGCGGATCTCGCCGAATGGGCTCGCGTTCAGAAGTGCGCCGACGTGCTCGACTTTCAAAGGCGTTGGATCATCACTCGCGCCGATTCGTTTTATGTCTTCGTCGAAGGGCGCTATCTCCCGCCGATCCCTCGAGCGAATCTCGAGCACTCGATCGTGCGAGATCTCGCCCGCGCCCCCGTTCAGTTGTTCGCCACGGATCAGCGGGGCAATACGAAAATGCGCGAGGTGCGCGCCGTCTTGCACGATTACTCGACGGTAGCTCGAGCCGTCGAAGCGTCGCTCTCTCTTCAGACCTCGTTCTATGAGCCCGAGAGCCAAACCTTCTACGAAGCGACGACCCCGCTTCGGCGGTTGCCCGCTCGCTTTCACGCCGAGGTCGACGCCTGGCTTCGCACGCTCGATCCTTCCGAGCGGCTTCTCGATTGGGTCGCGACCGCTTCTCGGCTCGATCGTCAGTCTTGCGCCGTCTATATCGACGGCCCGGGCGGGATCGGGAAAACGCTTCTCGCGTCGGGCCTGGCGCGGCTTTGGACAACGGGCGGCCCGTCGGAACTCGCTCGAGTGCTCGACGGGTTCAACGAGAGCCTGATCGCGTGCCCGCTCGTTCTCGCCGACGAAGCGCTTCCGACACGGAAGGGAATCACCGCCGAGTTGCGCCGATTCATCGGCTCGACGAAGCGCACGCTTAACCGCAAGTTCCTTCCCGCCGCCCCGCTCGAAGGCGCGGTTCGAGTGATCATCGCGGGCAATAACGATCGCTTGCTCGACACGGGCGAAGAGCTTTCAACGAACGACCTCGAAGCGATCGCGGGACGGATCTACTACTTGCGCGCCGACAAGCGCCCCGCCGACTATCTCGCGAGTATCGGCGGGCCGCCGAAGATCCAGCGTTGGATCGACGAAGACATGATCGCCGAACATTCGCTTTGGCTCGGTCAGAATCGAACGGTGAACGAGGGCGCTCGTTTTCTCGTCGAAGGCAACGCGAGCGAATTTCACCGACACCTTGCCACGGGCGCGGGTATGGCGTCGCTCGTGTGCGAATGGCTCGCTCGGTTCCTGGCCGATGCGAACCCGCTCCCGACGGCGCTCGTTCAGGTCGGATCGGGTGAGGTGTGGGTCAATACGGAAGCGCTCGCGAAAGAAACGAATTGGACTCGCTATGTCCCGTCGGTCAAAGTGCCGACGGCGGCGCAACTCGGGCGTGCGTTGCGCTCGCTCTCTCACGAGGGCGCGTCGGCGACGTTGAACGGCAAGGCTACGACGTACCACAGGATCGAAGCCGACCTGATCCTGAATTGGGTCGAACGCTTGCAAATCGGCGACGTGAGCGCTATTCGCGCGAAGCTCGAGAGCCTGAACGAAGTGATTCACGCAAGAAAAGGAACGAACCCGCATGTCTGAAAACCGTCTCATGTCGTCGATCCGTGTCATTTCAACCGACGTCGAGCGCGATGGCGTCGAATCGACCGCGATCGTTGTGGTGCTCGAGGAAGAGCAAGAGGGCGGCGCGGCGGTGCTCTTGAGCGAAGACGAAGCGAACACGCTCATTCGTCAGATCGAGACGGCGCGTGACTTCGCGTTGAAGGTCAATCTCGCACGCCGAGCAAGCCCGGAAGCGCGGGCGTGAAGTGCCCCGTCGAGAAGTGCCGTCGCAAAGGTGAGCGCTCGGGCTTTTGCGCGCATCACTGGCGCATGACTCCCGAGCGCATGCGCCGAGACCTCGAGCGCAACGTGAGCCAGGCGAAACAAATCGCTCGCGTGTTCCTGAACGCCGCTGAACGCGAAGCCGCACGCGAAGAACGGATCGGCGCATGAGTCGGCACCCGACGACGCTTTCGATCGGTTTGGTCTCGCGAGAAGTCGAGACCGTCAAAGCAAGCGGCAAGGTGAAAGAGCCGTGGTCTTATACGGTGCTCACGCTCGAGACCGCGAACGGCGTTCTTCGAATCGAACTCGACTCGGGAGATTTTTCGAAAATGCTCGCGAACCCTGGAACGAAAACGCTCGTGTCAGGCTTGACGCAAGGTCCGATCGAGAATAAAGGTTCGGCCGCGTGAGCGAGCCCGTGAAGAAAGAAGACCGAACGAATCGACGATCCTCGATCGTGAACGGGCGTCTAGCTCGAGTCTCGGTTTCGCAAATCAAGGCGTTTCGCGATTGCGATCGGTCATGGTGGTATGACAAGGCGGCGCACCTCCCGCGCAAGCCGCCGAGCAAGGGTCAGAAGATCGGCGACGAGGGGCACAAACAGATCGAGCACTACTTGATCACGGGCGAAGACGTTCGCGGCCCGCTCGCTCGAGTCGGTGCGGAAATCCTCGAGCCCTTCGTTCAGTTCGCGCCGTTCAACGGCGGCCCGCTCATGGTCGAAGCGGCGCTCGAGTCGCCGACGCTCTTCACGCCTGGCGGTGTCGAGTTCGTCGGTTACGCCGACCTGATTCTTCCGCCTGGCGGGCTTCACGCGGGACCTGTGGTGATCGACCACAAGTTCAAAAAAGATCTCGAGCAATACGCCGAGACCGCCGAGCAACTTCGCACCGACGATCAGGCGATCGTCTATCTCGCATGGGCGTTTCAGCGCTGGCCGACGGCGGCGCGGGGTCTCTTCGCGCACCATAACCACCAAACACAGGGCGTGCGCTACGCGAAGCCCGTTCAAGTTGAACTCGATCGCGAATTCGTTCTTGATCGCTTTATCGAAATTTGCTCTCTTGTAGACGGCGCAATGCAACGCGCCGCATCGAAGTTGACCGATCTCGACGTTGGAGTTCGGGAGGAAGCGTGCTCGAAATTCGGCGGGTGCTCTTTCTTGAACGTCTGTCCGAATGCGCCCGCGCGACGTTTCGCGCTCTCACTTACGCCAGGCGTGCCCCGCCCTGGCGTTGTCTTGAAGGCTCCCGAAATGGGTCTCGTTGATACCGTTCGAAAGCAACTCGCCGCCGCACCCGCCGCCCAACCCGCTACGAGCGCACCCGCGCCCGCCGCCGCTCCCGTCGCA